TGTTAATCCATTTGATCTATGGAAAGGTGCCAATTTTAAAATGAAGATTGCTCAAGTCGCGGGATTCCGTAACTATGACCGATCTGAGTTTGGTGGTGTTGAAGCTTTAAATGCAGATGATACTGTATTGGAGGATATTTACAATAAGGAATATTCTCTTAAAGAGTTTACTGACCCTTCAACATATAAAACTTATAGTGAGCTTAATCTTAAGTTAACTAGAGTTTTAGGTGAAGATGGTGGAACTTCTGAAGAGAAAACTGCAATGGCAGAATCAATTGATGATTCACCATTTAATGATTCTCCAAATGATGTTCAAGACCCAGTTGCTGTAGCTGCTGACCCAGTAGCCAGAGCTGATTCGGACAATGATGACACTATGAGTTATTTCGCTAAATTAGCGGCTGAAGCTTAATCTTGAGAACCCGTCGAAAGGCGGGTTTTTATCATATCCTCGCTCTTTCCAAAGCGCTCATTGGCCCTACCATTTGACCAAAGTCATTACCTACTGAGAAATCAGGGTTTTCGCTTGACTGAATAATAGTAGTCGTTGATGAGTTATCATTATTATTAATCACATTAACTCCACCATTACCATTCATATTACCTGCAGTAGCATTATTATAATTAAACATCGCATGTTGTAATGCATCAATTCCAGCAGAAACAGTATTGAATTGTAAACTCGTTAGATCTTTTAGGCCAGTTTTAATATATATATTTTTCCCTTTTGTAAATGTTCCACCACTCATAGCAGCATCTATAGCTTGTGCACCCCATGCAAAATCTGTAGCCAATTCACTAAAATTAGGCCCATTTGATATCTTTAAACCATTATAAGCATTAATAGCTTTAACTACTGAATCAATACCAGATGCTGCTTGTTCATATGTTTCTGAATCAACTGCAGTTAATTTTTCCATAGGACCAAGAATACCATTAATTATTCTTTCAAAACCACTTCCACTTACATCAGTATCATTATCACCCCATGTAAAAATATTAAAGAAACGTTCTTTCATATCGAGTGCAGTATCACCTAATCCAGCTCCAGCCATTGAAGTTCCTAACCCAGCTAAACCAATGCCTAATGCCCCTAAACCCCAACCAACACTTTGTAGATTTTTACCATCAACATCATTAAAGCCATCTAATCCACCACCAAGATTTGTCATTATATTTTTTAATCCAGTTCCATCAACACCCATTGCTTCAAAAAGCTTACCAACACCAGCCATAGCACCAAAGAATCCACCAATACCAGCACCAAATGCTGTCATACCAGCAGCTGCTGCTACTGCTCCAACTCCACCAGTTGCAAGGCCTAATCCAGCTCCAACAGTTATAAATCCAACCATTGCTGCTTGTTGTTTATCTGAAAAAGCACCAATACCTTCTGCAATATTAGAAGCTTGTGTTTTAAATGCTGCGCCATTAGCTCCAGCCATTTCTCCAAGTTTAGCTGCGCCTGCAATACCTACCATGAAACCACCAATACCAGCACCAGCTAGTGATGCTCCACCAGCAGCCAATGCTACAGTTCCAATACCAACTCGTGTTGTTGACATAAGAGCACCACCTGCAGCTAATACACCTAATGAAATTAATACTTTGTCATCAACAGTTTCTAAAGCTTTAATTGCTGCAACAGTGTTAACTGCTTGGTCTTTAAATGTTGTGCCAGTAAAAGTTAATATATCACCAGGGGCAGCTATACCTGACATAAAGCCACCAATAGCAGCACCAGCTAGTGCTGCTCCACCAGATGCTTTAGCTGTTAAAGCTAATCCTGTAAGACCAGGAAATTTAGTAGACATAACGGCTCCACCACCAGCAATAATTCCTAATGTGGTTACTTGCGTTGTAGTAAGATCGCCAAGGCTTCCTAATGCACTTGCTACATTTTTTGCTTGAGCTGCAAAGGTTTCACCCTCAAATTTTGTAAGGTCTCCAGCTGCAGCAACACCTGTCATAAAGCCACCGATACCTGCTCCCATTGCAGTCATACCGATAGCAGCTTTAGCACTCTTACCAACTCCACCAGCCATTCCCAAGAAAGCTCCACCAGCCAACATTACACCTAATGTGGCAATGGATTTATTACTCATCTTACCAAATTCGTCTAAACCTTCTGCTACGTTCTTTGCTTGTTCAGGAAAACCTTCACCTTTAAATGCCTTAATATTTGACCATACCATTAGGCCTGACATAAAGCCGCCGATACCTAAACCAAGTAAAGCCATACCTCCAGCAGCTTTTGCTGCATTTTTTAATATACCTGATTTACCGTCTTTATCTCCACCAGCTTTTTCATCTTTCTTATCTTTATCTTTATCTTCTCTTTTCGCTTCAGCTTTATCACCAGCAGCTTTTTCCATTAATTCGGCAATTTTAGAAACATGAGTAAGAATAGTACCCTTAGCAGCTTCTTTTTCGCTACCCATAACACTTTTGAATTGGCCCCATTTCAGTTCTTTCTTATCATCATCTTGCTCAGCACCAATCTTGCCTTTGTCCATGAGTGTTTTTGCTTGGCCAGCTAAGAATCTACGTTGGAAGTCTTGGGCACCATCAATAATTGTAGATTGTTGTTCTTCACCAATTTCAGCCGCAGCTGTCATTCTTTCTTGTCTATCAGTTGCTTCTTTTTCACGTATTAAATCTTTTTTACTGACAGCATTGAGCTTACGTAGCTCGGCTACGATCATTCCTAATTGCGGGTCTGGTTTTTGTTGTTTTTCAGCCATTCTTTTTGTTTTCCCTGTTACGTTCTTCGATCCACTGTGTTAAAAGGGTTACATATATCTCCCTTTCCCACGGTAACATATTATCCAGATCTTCAAGCTGGAAATTATGCTGATGCATTAACGCAAAATTTGTTTGATAATGCGTTACTATCGAATCATGTGAAAGGGCTATATAAAAAAATCTGCTAAGCCCTTTAATTCCCTTTCGTTCTTATGTCCACATTTTTTACATGCAAACTCTATATCATAACTAACATATGGTGTTTCTGTAAGTAATTCCATAATTGAAGTAAATTGTTCTGAATTTAAACTTTCAGTAAAATCAACTACTTCTTCAAATGATACATCACTTGTTGAATGTATTTCTTCACCATGATAAATTGTTTTAATAGATTTAGCAACTTGGTTAATGAGTATTTCTGTACCAGTATCACCTGTTACTGATCTATTACCCATAGTAGGCCAACCTAATTCAACTGTCATATTATCACCAATTTTCAATTGAAGGTCTTTATCATCAAAATCATTATTTTTTATTACTAATTTATCTAAATCAACTTTAACTTTATTACCCTCTTCACAAGATGTACACTTCATTGATAAATCTATTCCTTCACCAACACTTCGTGCTCTTAATGTTAAGAATATAAATTCAATATCAAATCCTGTTAAAGCATTAATATCAACGCTTTCATCTAAACATGCTGTAATAATCGAACTTACAGCTTGTTCAATTTGCTTATCATCTTCCGATTCTAATGCAATTAATAATAATTTTTCTTCTTTGACCACATATGGTCTGTATGTTATAGCTTCGCCTGATGAGGGCACAATCATATCATACTTTGGGGTTGCTATTTTTGGCAACATATCAATCTCTCTCCATTTTTATAAAAATCTATTTAATGTACTTAACGTACTCCTTCCTGCACCGATCAATTGACCGATAACATTTTCAAATCCATCTACTAATCCAATACTTCTCCAATTATCATATTCCCATGTAATATCTACTTGCATAACGCCATCTGCACTATTACCTAATTCAATAGCTGACATTTGTATAGGATATGCATTTTCTAATTTAACTGTATAACCTGGGACAATATCATTAGATGCAGATAATTGTTGTATTGTTATATCACTACAATAGTCTCTTTTATAATATGCTTTATAATGATCGCCTGAACTATCAATAATCATTTCTTGCCACATATCAAAATATTTTTTAATGTAATAATCTCCAGTTAACATAAAAGACATACTAACTTCGTCAGTCATCATTGAATATGGCTTCTTTGTCATATTATGATTATGCGTAGCTTCTGTTGTTGTTATACGTTTACCTGGTAATGCCACGCTTTGACAAAATAAAAACATATCTCTTGGGTCACTAATAAAATCTCCAATATTTATACCTGAGCCTGATATTAAATTACTTAATAAAGAGGCTGGGTCAAATTTTAATAAACTATTCATACTTTTTGATGGATGTGAAATATAAACAGCAAATCTATTACCTCTTGCTATTCCGCCTCTACTATTAATAGATGATTTAATTGTATCTACATGAACTGGTAATGCCATTAGTATTGACTCCTCGAATCAGCCCAAACTGTTCCCATAGCTTTTTTCTTAAATTGAGCTGTTTGTAAAAATATTGCAATATTCCATTCTTCAGCAGAAACTTTCATAACTGATGAATTTACATGCTTCGTTAAATAATGTTTAAAGCATGGTTTAAAATATTTATAGTTTTTTGTTGCTTTTAATAAGTTATATGTAATTTTGAATTTAGTTGTACTATTAAACTTTTTATTATTGGTTATATCACCTAATTTATCTAAAAAAATTGCACGAACTTTAGGTGGTAAATAATGCAAATTAATACCAAAAAAACCATCCTTTGCAGGACCAACAACAATTGTTAATGGAAACGTATCATAATATGGTAATGTTGCTTTTGTTTTTGGATCGTATGTGTACATAACCATATCACCAGAGTTAACTTCTGTTTTCTCTAATCTATCGTCTTTTAGCATCTGAGGTGCACCTATTGGTCCAAGTGCCTTAGCTTTCTTTGCGAACCAAGTATTTGCTTCTTTACTACGTGCCTGTATTCCTTTACGAAATGCTTCTGACTCTAACTGGTCAAATAAACTAGCCACTAAATTTCTCCATATCTTTATTCATATATCTTATTTATATCTTTTTCTTAAGTGATTTCCATATTCTTTTACCAGTCTTAGTTTTACTCACTTTAAATCTCATAGTCATTGTTTTAATACCCATTGCTTCTAACTCTTTTTCTGTCCATATTTGAAATTCATAGCCACGTTCCTCACAATACTTATTAGCATATTTCCATTTAGAAGTATTCTTCATATAGGTCAAAGCCTCATTAAGCTTTTTACGTTTAGGTGGTTTAGTTTGTGATGATGGCTTAATTTCAACCAATAGAGTACGGCCACTATTTGTTCGTATAGTGAGGTCAACAAAGTATCTATGGGCCTTACGATCGGTCGAACATATATAAGGTATGATAGTTTCTTCAGATTGCCACCATTTAACCCACTTGGCTTTATCTAAATGTCTAAATGCATTACGCTCCCATAACGATCTATAATGTATCATATTAACGTTACCATTATATTTTTCAGGATGTTTTGGCTTCCAAGAGCCAGAATATGTCTTTTTCATGGTAGTATTTATATAAATTCGTATAAATAACTATTATACAAACAAGGACATAATTATGGCAGGTAGAAATTTAGACGAAGATTTACTAATCGGCGCATCAAACAAAGCAAGAGCAGGGTCAGGTTTTTCAACCCATTGGAAATATCCAATGTCAGTTGGTAATGATGGTAATGGAATGCATGAGATAAATTTCAATAGTGATGCAACTAGTGAATATGCAAAAGAAAGAATTTCAAATTTAGCTCCAATGACTCACGAACCATATATGATGTTTGAATTTATGAGAGTTGATAATGATAATTACGGCGAAGGAACATCTCAATATGTAGGACAGCGTGCAGCTGAAGTTTGGAATGGAACATTAACAGGTGGTTTTAAAAATACTGGTAAGCTTGCGCTTGGAGCTGGTGATGCGTTGGTTGGTGGAGTAGTTAAGAGTCTTATGGCAGCGGAAGAACATGGAGTATATAATGCTGCTAAAAAGAAAGCTGAAGAAGTTTTTAATAAAATAAAAGGCTGGGCTCAAAGTATTGGTACTCTTGTAAAAAGAAAATATATGGGTTCAATTTGTTTATATATGCCAACTGGTATAGAAATAAATGACCAAATGGTTTATAATGATGACTCAAGAAAAATGGGTGCATTTGCAGAAACTTTATTTTCTGATGATTATGCAGATATATTTAATCCAACAACATTGACAAGCCCAACAGCACTAGCTGCTGGAGGTTTTTTAGCTGGTGCATTACCTGGAATATCTAGCACATTAGGAGCACTTACAGGTGCTGGACTTGGTACGGTAGTTCAAACAGAAGTACAAAGAGGCAGCGGTAAAATTGCTAATCCTAACGATATCACAATGTATAATTCAACTCCATTAAGAACATTTACTTTTTCTTGGACTATATTACCAGATAGTCACCATGAATCTGAACAAGCAACAGGTCTTATTAAAATGTTTAGGATGGGAGCTCATGCAAAGAAAGATAATAAAATGCTTTTAACTGTGCCTGACCATGTGATTGTATCATTCCACGGAGCAGGATCAAAACGTACAGAAATGATTCAACTGCCTCCATGTGTTATTGAATCGGTTAATGTTTCATATAACCCAAATAATACTTCATTTTTTAAACAAAATAATGCACCAGTAGAAATTGGATTAAGTGTAGGGCTTAAAGAAATGGCTCCAATTTATCAAGCTGATGTAGAGGCAGGGTACTAATATGTATTTTAAAAGTATTCAAAATGTTGCAATTGATGTTGATGGCTCAGGTAATGTAGATAAATTAAAAAATCTAACAGCAAAAGCAAAAGTTTCAGATGATTTACTTAATAACGCTGGATTTTATCAAACAATAGAAGTTGTTGACGGTGAAAGGCCAGACCATTTAAGCCAAAGGTTATATAATACCTCTCAATTTCATTGGACATTCCTATTACTTAATCCACAAATAAAAAATATATGGGATGACTGGCCAATGAGTTCTAACCAATTATTAGAATATTGTACAAATAAATATCAATATCTTGCAGCTGATACCGATGATTCATTAGTAGATAAATTTAAAATAGGTGAAACAGTAACGGGTGGTGTTTCTGGCGCAACAGGAACTATAAAAGAAATTCATGTTAATTTAGGTTATGTTACAATAGAAAAATTAACAGGTACATTTACTATAACTGGTGAAGCTATTCAAGGTCTTACTTCTACAGATTCAGTTAACTGTAATTTTATTAAGTCACAAGCTTATGCTCCTCATCACCATGTTGATAGTTCTGGTAATTGGGTAAAACGTGCAGCTTCTGGTACTACACCATATACTTACATCG